CGCATCTACAATAGGAGCTTCAACTTTGAAACTTTCTATTACTCTGTCCCTCTTTTGAATCTCTGCGTCCTTCTTGGCCGCCAATTCGGATATAACACGATCAAACTCTCCACGCTTGAGTTGTTGTTCTTGTTGAATCTTTTGATGCTCTGAAACAATCTGCTTCAGTTGATCTGGATCACCAAGTTCTTCATACTTTGATGCGTATTTCTTTTCTAGCTGTGTTTTAGTCTTGGCTAGAATAGCGTTTACTTCATCTTGCGTAAAAGTTTTCACTGTTGCCTGATTGTTATTTTGAGAAGTATCAGTGCCTTCTGTGTTGCCAATGTTTTGTTCAGTCATTGTATCTGCGCCTCTTTCTAGAGTTAATGTTTTGAACAGATATTTCTGTTCGTAGTGTATTTATATAAAATTATTCAATATTTGTCATTGGTTCCCAGGCAGCACACCACCATACTGCTTTAACAGGTGCGTTGTTCCAACGTGTGCATAATCCTTCTACATAGTAGCCACAGTTCTTACAATTTTCACTGCCTGTTGCTGGCTCATATGCTTGAGGTAAATCTGGACTAATTGGTGTTCCATCAGGATAAGTTCTTGTTATCTCATCTTCATCTGGTTCAGGACGACCTTCTTGCTCTGCGTATTCTTCAGCAAGTTCGTGTTCCGGCATTTCAATGTCAATAGTATCCATTACAGCATTTTCAATTAACAAACGTTTGACTGGATCTTGAACAATCTCACTGGCAGTTTTCAAATGTGCCAATTCGTGATCTGTGTTCTTTAATGCAAAGTTACTTGGATAATCTATCTCACCATCCCAGTCATAGCCCATATATGTGTAAATGATCTGCCATATTTGTTCTTCAGCAAGTTCTAAGTTATCGGCAATACTACTAAGTCTTGCGTTTAACAATTGAAATTCTGTTTCAATGGCAATGCCTGACATCTCACGAGTTTCTGTTGATCTTACTGCGCCAACATTACCCATTGAGTCAATCATCTTAATACGATTGTTAATACTTGTATAAATCTTATCAATCTGTCCACCTTCAAACTGTAGAACATATGGCTTTAAGTTTGCGTCAAGATTTTCTTCCATTGTAATAACCTGTCCGGCGGCTGCACCTTGTGCGTTTGTGCCTGCTGTGCAAACTAAACTTGGATGTGTGTCAAGACGAATACTGTCATAGACTTCAGCAAGTTCATTGTAAATCATACGCTGTTGGTCTGCAATGTCATCAATCAAACTGTTGCCCAATCCTCTTACTGGACTGCGTTCAGCATACGCACAAACAAAAGGCAAATAACCAAGACCGTTTATTTCTTGATTCATTTCAAGAACAGTTTCTTGTTGTGTGTTTACTCGGTAAGTTGTGATTGTGTCTGCTGTCCATTCTTTGACCACGGTTTCAGTGCCGTTGACTTCTTCAACATACTTGATATATTCTAATTGATAACCACCATTAGGTTGTCTTGCCCAACGCCAATCTGTAACTGCCAATGGATTATACATTGACAAATATGGTCTTGCACCCATAGCCTGTTCATCTGCTAATGTAACTGCACCAACATCAGGCTTGGCTACACAAATCCATACGTGACCGAACACGCTAGACCACTGTGCTACATCTTTCATAAAGGCATCTAAACTGCGCCCATCTAAGTCAGCATCTTTTAGAATGTCTTCAATGGTAAAATTATTTTCTAATACACCAAACTCACGCTTGGGTTCTGTTCTAAACAAGAAACTTGTGTAAAGACTAATCAAACTACGACATTGATTGTCTAGGGGTGTGTTGTTTAATCTTGCCGCATATTCTGCATCGCTTTCTAATGCATAACGCTGTAGGTATGCTCCTTCACGGTAAGCCTGTCCGCCCGTAAAACTTGCGAGAAGGAAAGCCCATCTTAGTTGATTGCGACTATAAGTTGTGTTGCCACTTGTTGCCTGTAAATAGGCATTTTGAAATGTCTGTAGTTCCGCCATATTTTAGGCTCCAATATTAGTAATGTATTTATGCAAGTTGATGCCCGAATCTTTGCGGGGCAACTTTAACCTGTGGCTTTTGTATAGGATACAAAAATTCTATCAAATAACCTAGACTGTCGCAGGCGTGATCCCATCCATCTTTTTCAGGAATCATAGATCCTTCTTTGTAAGTCCAATTTTTCAAACTTTTAATTGTATGCTTACACTTAGGATCTATCTTAAATTTTGTTGTATTATCTTCACGTTTAAAAAACAAACTATTACAACTGTTAATTCTGTCTTTGACTAAAGGATGACTACGATGATATCTAGTTGTAAATCCAGCCATCTCTAAAATCTTAATATCGGTATTTCCATTAGCACTTGTTTTACGTTGTTGTCCAGCAGGGTCAGGAAAGACTGTAATAGGATTTGTAGGATATCTATTTCTCAACTCATCACAGAATTCATTAGTGTTAGAATTTTCTAATATAATCTCATCAAATATCTCAATACCATTACGAGTATTTCTACCCACTTGAGCACATAGAGGCGTAACGTTGAAATCCAAACCGACTACTAATGGTTCGTGCGGATTAGGCTTGGCAACTTCAGAGATATTATGTTCACCAAACTCATACATAATGACACCAGCAAACTGTTCCCACGATGCAAGGTATTCTTGTGCAAATACTTTGGGACTTAGATCCTGCTTGGCTTGTTCTATTTCTTCTTCATCAACAAATCCACCTTCAATTGTAGAATATGTAAAACTCATCCAACCCTTTTTAGTTAGATAGTTATCATATAAGTCGCGGGCAGTTTGATTGCCTGCCTTGGGAGTGCCGATGAATAGTGCGTGTCCTTTTTTATCACTAAGTGACGCACGGATGATTTGACTCCAAATAATATCTAAATCAATGTCAGCAAATTCGTCAATGCAGATAAAATTTAAACTTTCTCCACGCAGATTGTCACCTTGTTCTGCTGATTTCAAACATATCTTGCTACCATTAACAAGACTGATAGTTAGTTCACTTTCATTTGTATCTTTGATCCAACGTAATGTTCTAAGTTTCTTTTTAAGTTTATCCCAGACTAGCGACTTTGCTTGTTGTCTGCTGTTAGTAAGATACCATACTACGCTGTTAGGTTGACTGGCAAATCTGCAAAGTTCTCGCATTGAGAGAAAAGTTTTACCACCACGACGTCCTGCTACTACAACACGAAATCTTATTGGGCACTCTGCAATAAGTTGTTGTGGTTTACTCAGTGGCATCTAGACTATCTAATTCTTCTTTTAGATTATCCTTAATCTCGTCAATGTCTTCATCATCAAATACTTCATCTTCAACATCATCAGTCCAAGGTAATGGTTTAGTATCAACTGTGTTTGTAGGATTGTCACTTTGTAATAGAATGTTCTTACCTAACCATATGAGTAGGGTAGCGTTTCCACTAAGTGCTGTTTGAAGTTGTGCTCTGCGTAATGTTTGCTTTAAGCCGCCTCTGCCTTTTATAAGATAATCACTAAAGTTATAGCGTAATGTTGATTCTGTTATACCAAACCATTCAGCAATGTCTCGGTCACTACAGCCAATCTGTGCTAGGTCTTCAACTTCTTGAGGAGGCACTACTGTTTGATTGCGTCCAACAATCATACCAGCAACTACTTTTTCACCCCACTGTGGACCTGCTTTACCTTGACTCATTGAAATATCGCTTTCAATATTTTATACAATACATAGGCTAGTCCTGCAAATACTGTAACTGCAAGTATGCCATTGATCATTAAGTAGAAACGAATCTGCTGTTCTAATAATCTTTCTTCTAATGCTAGTTTCATAGTATCTCCTTGAGCTTGCTTAGTTCCTCGTGTGTGAGAAACATTTCATAACGTGTATCTAATACACTTTGGCTGTAGAATTCAATGTGCCAACATTTGCTGGCTTCTACCCATACCTTACGAACTTTTAACTTATAATCTTCGTTGTTGATTATTGTAAAGTCTTCTTTTGGTGCTTGTCCGCCATAAACAAAAAATGCTCCGTGTTTGCTCATATACTATTTAATCCTTTTTTAATCATAGAATTTTCTTGGCTGTGAAATCAGCACAGTGGAATTGTTGATTTAACTTCTTAGCTAAATTGTTGGCAGCGGCTAAACTAGGATAAACTATTTTAGGATATTTTGTCATTTCGCCTTGTGCTGTCCAGAATCTTTGTCTAATATTGAAAGGTTGCTCTTTATACAACACAGCATATAATCCCGGTGCTTCTAAAATATCTACACCCAGATAATCTGTGACTTCTGTTTTGATTATTGTTTTTGCGGATGGTCTAACCATTTATAACTTTCAGTGGTTTAAGTATTGACTGTAGTTCTGGACAGACAATGTTGGCCTGCATCCATTGTTCCTTGTCCCAGTATATGCGCCAGTAGTCAAACTGCATATCATATTCTTTACTAGTGCAGAATCTTGTAATAGTTTGTTTAGCAAGGTCACTGACATCTTCATCTAGTAAACTAAACATATATTCGTTGATGCGTGTCTCAAATATCATTGTGATTCTGGCCTATTATTCTTTTTTAGTTCAAAGTGATTAGGATTACAACATCGTTGATTTTTGCAAGTCATTGTAACTCTATATGGTTGCACATCTTCGTTGTTTACTGACATCCACACTAATCTTCTAGCCTGCGTCATTTGTTGCACTCCGTGACGCCAAGCACCTAGTAATGCACCACTTTTGTGTTGACTGCCAGTCCAAGTCCAACAGTCATTGACATTATCTGTTTTTTGAATCTTAGCCCATAGTCTATGATCATCCCAGCCCCAAGTTCCTATTTCTCGGTAGCCAGGATTAGTTTTATACCATTGTCTAGCACGACTCATTATTCTGTCTCCTCGGTGTATAGTTTAATAATTTCTGGATTTGCAGTTAACAAGTGAACAATACCAGTGGCCATTGTATCAACCTGTTGTTCAGTTAAACATTGATTAAGTGTAATTTCTATTAAGTGAACCAATTCGTGTGCCAATGTAGCCAACCAAACAGGTCTAGGTAATGTGCTGTCAACAATAATAGTATTAGTTGTAGGATCGCATTGCCCTAGGTCAGTGCCCAGTTCTCGGGGTTCTGCATCTCTAATTGTCCAGGTTTGACTCATAAATTCTATCTGCATATCTTTGTTCCTTGTAAGTGTATTTAGTGAGAATTATTAAAATGCGTGGTTTATAACCTGATTTTCAAAGATTGTAACCATTAACTTTCCATTTTTATAATGTTGCTTAGTTCCATCAGGATGATCCTGCCAGTAGTTAAGTTTTGGGTTTTTCAAATATTCTACTAAGAATTCTTGTTCTGAGAGTTCGTGGAATATGATATCTTTAATAGTTCCTGCGTCTGTTTCTTCAATAATAATGTGTTCTGGTATTCTGTATTTCATTTTATCATTTCTTTCTTAATCCAATTAATCCAAGATCCTGTTCGCTTACATCTTGGATTACCGCAATACAAACCCCAATGAGGATCTGCTTGTTTGATTTCTGTTTGGCAATTCCTATGTAAGTTCTCTCTTGCCAAGTTCACTAATTTCGTTGCTGTTCTTTGTTCATCTGGAGTTAGTGCATTATGTATTGTCATTTGGTTGTCCTTTTAGTTATAGGCGTTGATGAAACTTCTTATAGTATTATAGAGATTTCATCAACGGATTTTTTACTTAATTGCTCCTGTTTTTAGTAAATCCCAGATCTCATCATTGGATTTCCATGCCAAATCCGGGTATTTGTCCCTACGTCTTTGGCATTTCTGCTGTTGAGCATTGGTTAGTTTATTTGCTTTAATAGGCCTGCCTACTGGATTTACATCTTTGCGGATTAGTGTTAGTTCCTTGTAATTGATATCATTAAAGAATTCTCCCAAGCCCAAAATAACTCTATTGTCCAAACAGAATACTGTAGCAGGTTTGCCGCTTCTTAAACAACTACGCATTAGTGTTTGGTAAAAGGTATAAACTGTCTGTGCCATATGCACTACATCCAAATTGTTTTGACGATCAATGCCATAAACATCCCGTAAAAATCTAGTCATATTTGGTGTAGCATTTAACGCACTTTCTAAACTAACATATTCAAAACTTTTCCATTTATTATTTCCTGCACTATTATGTGGCAATAGTTCTTCATTTTTGAATACTTGTCTATTCTGTGTAGTATTGCGTAATACCAATACACCATCATCTTGGGCAATGCTGGTAGCCTGTGTTTTATATTGTTGGAGTAGTTCTGGCTCATTATCCTGTTTATAACTGCTCCAAGTAAACTTATCTTCAGGACCGTGAATGTTCATTGTAACTTCGTGAGGTTTGAATTTAAGTTTATTGTGTATTTTCCAAGCTATGTTATGCTCAGTCATCCAACGACTCATAAATGTATATTCAAAGGCAGCACAAGCAATCCAAACACTCTGCCAATGATCGAATAAATTAGGTAGTAATTCTTGTATAATACTCATACGTTCTGTTTTTGGAATAGGACTAGCAAATTTTTCATAGTCATCAACGTGACAACGACTTTGCCAATTTGTATTAAACAAAAATCTAGTTTGTTCTGCGGCATCAGTGATAAAGTTGCCTTGTAAATTATAAAAATTTAATATTTTCCATTCAACAGCACCATCAGTAGGTTCTACTAAACTAGTATTTTCATCCCATTTAAAATCAACAAAACATTCTTTTTCGTGATAAACTGGTATTTCCCTGTAGGGCATAATTGCTTCGTCTACAATTAAATTATACTGTTGTCTAGTTAGACTGCTAATACTACTTTGTAAAAATGCTGCCTGCGTAATAATAACAATGGCACAACGATTATTAAGTTCTTCGTGTAATTGTCGTTGAACATTTGTAGCATTAGTGCTAGTAATCTTTGCCAATTGATTTGTATGTCCAGGTGATTCTTCGTTGAGAAATTTAATAAATTCTAGTTCATAAGCATCACATAATGCTAGACTAGGTAAAACAACCAAATACCTATAGCCTAACTGCCATCCATACTTAATATTACTCCAAGTGCTTAATACACGCCCTTGGTGATAAGTTGGTGTAGGAGTGTTATCATAAGTCTTACCTTCGCCGCATCTACGGCTATCTACGATAATCATAATAATCCTCTGTTTAACATATCTGCGTGTTTGATTAAAGTTTTAACACGTAGCTTATCACGAATCATTTCAATGTTATCTGTTTTATTAGGCCTAAGTTCTTCAACCAACTCACCATTCTTATCCATATAACAACGAATATCCCACAGACCATTAGTCTGTGTTATGCCCAAGTCAATAATTTCTTGTATTTTTTTATTATTAAATGCAGTTCTGCGATCCGCATCCATTTGCTTGTCATTGTTTTTAGTTAAACTTTTAATAGTAGGTTTACTATCCGCATCAATAATGGGATTTTTAGTTCTATTGTCTAAAACTGTTTTACCGTATTTGGTTTTGTAATGTATGTTATCAACAACAACATCATAGTTGTCGTCAAGTGCTTGTATGACATCTGCCCAATAAGTGTTATTATTAAAATCTTCTTCAATGTTAGTATGAACTATGTCACCTTGACTATTCTTCATTGTTATGTAAGTATAATCACTGTCGTGATATTTGCTGGCTCGCTGAACTGCGTTAGTTATGGTCCAAGGACCTGGTGCTGAATTTTTATGCATTTTTAGTCCCCTGCCTTTAGTTAAAATTGTAAACTGCTTCAAACCCCGGATCAGCAATGGTTCGGGGCTTTTTTACCTTAAATCATACTAAAGTAGTATGTAGACCCCCAGACAA